GGTTGATAATTCTAAATTATCATCCCATTTTTGTGCGGAATAAAGTGCAAAACCATTATGGCTAGCTCTTTCTTTAAACCCAACACCATGAGACATACCCGAACGTTGTATTTGGTTATAATCAATTTTATCAGACCAAGATGCTTGAGGTATCTCTAAATTTTCTACACCTGGATGCTCGTGTATAGGGATAATAGGGTTGGGATGTATTAAATACAATTCTACTTGGTATTGTTTATGACGAAATAAACAAGTAGCTGTAGCATCGTCAGATAAAAATACTTCTCTATTTGATGGGGGTAAAAGTGGCATGCCATTAGAGGTATACCACTCTACAAATTCTTCTAAACTAGAGAAGTCAGGTATCTCTAAGTTTAGGTTAAGTATCATGTTGGGTTAACAAGTGAATTTACTAGTGCGGTAAGTTCTTCTGCTTGAGGTACATTTTCAGGTGCAATAATATCACCAGAAGGTTCCCTTAGCGCATGAATACAATAAGCAACTGTTCCGTCAGTTAACGCAGTGAGTTCATGATTAAGCTCTGCTTTAATAAAAATCATTTGAGGGGCTTGGAATTCAGTGTCTTGACCATTAATTGATACACGAAGTTTACCCTTTGCTAAAAGGGTTAAATGATCAAAAGCGTGAGTATGGCCTAGTTCTTTATCACCTGTTTTCTCAAAATACATCATACGGGCGAAGAGATTAGATACACAATTAATTTGTACGATTGGTTGGCTCATTATATGTCCTTATTAAAATAGTGCTAGTGGCAAACTACCAGATGGTGCTGTTGGGAAATTAGAATTGTTTTTTGTATTTGGATCGATAAATTCAGCAATTACTCCCCATTTACCTTCAATTAGCTCCTGATAAATTTTCCTACCATGCTCAACAGTATCGTTAGGATTAGCTGTGAATGGTGTAAAACCATCGATATCATCAAAATCTACTTCGCAATTAATTGCTGTTTTGTCATTATCAACCCATTGCGGGTTTTGTATATTAGTATATGCTAACATTTGTGTCCTTTAGTTAAGCGTAACGTACCCATAAGCCAGCTTGTCTGCGATACAAGTTGTCATACCCCCAAACTTTATTATTTGAAGATGGTGAAACACAACGCCATGATCCTGTGTTTATATTGGTATGTAACGATCCAGATGGCCACGCTTCACCATAACCATTATTATAAAGCTCAGTTGCAGCTGAGCATGCATATAATCCTGCCCCACTACGTGTATTGTTTACACTATAGTTTGTACCTGGAACCATTGCTATTACATACGTACCAATTGCATACAAGTCAGTAGGCGCGCCACTAGCAGCAGTAGTTTGAGTAGTTCCATTTGGAAACGTAATCCCAGAAGAATTTAAAGTTGTTGCCATTATTGGCCTCCTTTATACAGCGCTAACTACGGAACCATCAGTACCGATTTTAGCTACTATTGTATTGTTATATTTAAAAACTAATTCATCAGCCACAACTTCTACACGCCAACTGCCGCTAGCTAGTAATGGGGTAGAGGATGCTGAGGTAGCTGTAGCAGCATTACCAGTAATACTAATACCCCAAGTACCTGTTGCATTAGCGCCTGATCTCGATGGTACATCTAACCCTGATTGGGCAGTAGCTTGAGTAGTGCCTCCTGTACCTCCTTTAGCTACAGGCACACTACCAGATAACGCTGAGGGAGAGAGATTACCGGAAGCATCTACGTTGTTAGCCAAGTTAGCTAAGTTAATTGCTTGAGTCATATATTTCCTTTTAGATAACTAAGCTCTTCTTTTAAGCTATCAACCTGACTTTGGAGATCCATAATCAAATCTTTAATACTGAGCTTCTTTTCAATTTCAATTTCGATATCCATACCTTTAACAGCATCAGCTCCAATACCACCTGAAGAAGCAGCACCGCTAGACTTAAATGAAGCAAATTGTAAAGGTTGACTACCATAAGTTAAGTTACCTAATAATGTAACACTATATGCAGAATCATTAGCTCCAGGGATTGTGAAGTCAGATGTTGGTTTTAGGTTAACACCATTGTACCAAATTAATGAAGAGTTCCTTTGGAATGGTGTTTGGAAGCTAACCAATGAAGAGCCATAAGTTGTTTCTGCGTAATTCTCACCAAATATTAATTGATTACCATTATTGTTTACAAAAGAAATAACTGTTGCTTCACCGTTAGATACACTGGATTTCAATTTATAGCCGGTATTATTACCTAGATACGTATAATCAGTATCTACAATTAATACACCATTAATAAACAGTAATTCAGAACCTTCTACAGCACTATGAAGAATATCTGTTTGACCGTTAACTAGGTTAATATAACTTGTAGTAAATGGTACTTTGTCTAAGGAGGTTACAGCATCAATAAGCCTAATATAGTAAACTGATACAGTATCGTTTAGTACGCATGGTGTAGTAAATGTTATATTAGTGCTTGTTCTAGTATAGTCAGTACCATATTTACATAGTACACCATTCTTAAACACTAGTATTTGATTAGGTTGTGCTTGTGATACACTAAATACAGTCTGACCAGCAGTAGCTGTAAATACAAATAAGCTATACCTTACTTGGTCCAATGCACCTGCTTGAATAATACGTCCAAACTCATCAATCTGAATTTCAGATGTTTCTAACGGATTAATAGTAAAACCACCAGTGTTAGACCCTTGACCGTAGGGATTTAAACTGATATTATAAATACCATTAACACCTTGTGTATAAGCAACTTTACCGTCTGCTGGTGAGGTAATATCCGCTACAACTAAACCTGATCGAGCGTATACGTCAATATAATCTTGTACATTACCTGGGGTAGAAGCGTTGTACCAACCCGTTGAGTCTGGTGAATCTAGTGTATAGCTAAAGCTAATGATATTGTTACCAATAGATCTATACCATAAATTGATGCTAGTAATAAGTGTTGAAGGTAATGCAAACCAAGTGTATGCTGCAGGATCTTCTGAAGAAAACGTTACATCAGTAGCTTGTAAACCAAAGAAAGATTTTCCTGTAGGGTCTAACGTAATGTTACTACCAGTAATACTATCGGCGAATCTTAGTAATAAGTATCTGGTTGGTGATACCACAGATAATGGGTCTTCATTTAATACACCTAAACTACTTACCGCAGCAAATGTAGGGATATCAAGGTTAATAAAAGAACCATTAGTGTATGTTAAAAAGCTAACAGGCTTAGTTAGTGCTGGACTGATATCAATCTGCCTACCACCAAAAGCCCTATAATACATTTCAATAGATGTACTAAAGTTATATGGTGACCACTCATAGTCTGTTTGTACAGTAGAAGCTACTTCCTCGTCTGAAGTATAAATACCATAGAACAGTTTATTAGTAGGTGTTTCACTTAAACCGTTACCAGCAGTATCATCAGCAAACCTAATTGTAAGGTATTTTTTATATTCTGTTATTGTGTTATCTAAGTTAATAGATCTATTAGGTACCAGCTTCCAATTAGAGTTATCGTCTGGTGGTTCCGCCCCAACACTGAAGTCAGCCTTACGGTTACCAGTTAGTAGTACCCATAAATACTTATCAGAGCCAAACCCATTTTCAACTTGAATCCAAGTATAGTCTGCTGGATTTACTGATTCAACTACTTGATCTGTGTTAAGCACACCAAAATATAGTTTACCAGTTGGAACGTCCGATAAGTTTAAACCAGACATATTATCGGCATACTTAACACTGAGATACTTATAAATAAAACCTAGAATCTCACTTGGATTTTCAGTAGATGAAATAATACCTGTATCAGTATTAGCTGTTAAACTGTCCTGAACATTAGCTACGTTTGAATAAACTTCAAACAAGAAAGCATCTAGCTCTCTATCACCAGTGTATGGTGGAATAAGCATACTTACCTCCTGTCTGCAGGTTTAACATCGATATCATACATTGCTAATCTTGCGTAACCACTGCTTGTAATATTAAAGTTCATAACACGACCATTAACTCGTGGATCTACTTTGTAACCTTGTGCTTTTTGGTTATCAGGCTCAAATACAAACTTATCGTCATCAGTGTATGTAACAATGTCTGTATAGTTATTTTGGCCTTTAATATAGATATTTATATTAGAATCATTAGGTACATTATCAAAAATAGGATACAAAGAACTAATTAATAAGCTACCTTTAGTATCGCCTATATTTAATCTTTTCTTTCCTACATTCCAATTAATATCTACTAGATTAGTACCATTATACATAGTATAAACATCATCTGTTTTTAAAGTATAAAAGGTATTAGTAGTTAAATTAATAATTGATTTAGCATACTGATAAGCTACACCATTAGTGTTTGGCCCAGCAAATGAATATGTAATATTAGTTAATTGTCTTACAGTCCAGGTATTAGTACTATAATTATATATTAAGGCTTCATTACAATAAGTAGAAACACCTTTAGGGTAATTAATCCAAATTTCTTTATAGTATTTATCATGAACTACATGAACGATATTCAGATTACTCTTATTTAAATTATCAAAGAAATAGTTTTTAACTTTACCCTCAGCAATGGATTCAATTTTACCTGACCCATTGTGAATATAAATATCATTATTATCTACAACAAAATGGTTACCATCAAATTCAGTAACACAGTCTGTATTTAAAATACCATATGTTTTAGAGTATGGCTTAACTACTGTTTGTTGACCAATAGTAAGCATTGAAATACTGTCTTGGCAATAGATAAACATAGAGCCACGAAGCTCAGCCATATCTAATATTGGTGATGTAGATGATAATTCAAACTCATCAGCTGTATCAGCAGTTAGTCCGGGTTGCCATGTTTGAGGGATACCACCAGTAGGTGCCTGAGTAGAAACTCTAATAGTAGCCGGTGCATTAGTAACAATACTATTTTGTGTGATTGTTAAATTAGCAGCTACTAGAGCATAATTAAGTGATCTAACTACTTTAGCGTAGATAGTCATTCCTGCAGTATAATTCCAGTTAGGTAATGGTTGTAATGTGTTTTGAGCTACGTTATCACCATATAGACAGTATAATGGTGTTGATTTACCATTATTAAATACAATAGCATAACCACCATTAAATGGTGTAGCCTGCCAATCACTATTGCTGTATTTAGTGTCTGTTGAACTAAGCATTGAGCCGGTATTACCAGCAGCATCTACTCTTACAAAGTATCCGTCTTTAGCAAATACATTATAGCCTTGATCTGGTCGTCTCCAATGAATACCAAAATTAGCAGCAATAGGTAGAGTAGCACCGAACACTTCACCAGTAATTGTTTCTACAGCGTTGTTTCTGAATCGAATATTAATACCTTCAGAAAATGTATTTGGTGGTAGTAACATATTTGGGGTATCAAAGTTCAGCCCACCACTACCTAAGTTGTTAATTTGTGGCATATTAAGTCCTTATAATTTTTCTTTAATAAACGCCTTAACTAATTGTCCAACAATATCAGATCTTACAATATCGTCCACAGTAAACTCTACAATAGGAATTTCAATATTATGCTTTAAACAAAGCTTAACAAACCTGAGAATATCTTTACCTGAGTTAATGTCTGATTGAGAGCTATCACCCATAAGAATCATTTTAGAGTTCTCACCTAGTCGGGTTGTGATAGCTTTAAGTTCTTCAATAGTTAAGTTTTGGCATTCATCTACGAGTACTAAAGAGTTCTCAAATGATCTACCACGAATTGTTTCTAGGGGTTGTAATTGTAGAATGTTTTTGTCTAGAATATAATCATACTTAGTCTTACCTAATTGTTTCTCTAACACAGAGATCATAGGCATTAACCAAGGAGTTAACTTTTCTTTGATGTCGCCAGGGAAAAACCCCAGAGATCTGCCAGTAGGTACATTACTACGAGTAAGGATAATAGAATCATATTTACCTGTCATGTATAGTTGAGCTACTTTAGAAGCAGCACAAAAGGTTTTACCGACACCAGCAGCGCCTAGAGTGACGGTAATAGGGAATTCATCTATCGCTTCGAGTAGTAGTTGTTGATTATGTGTTTTTGGATTGATATGAAAAGACTTTTCCTCACGAATAAACTTTTCATTACGTTGTCTTGTACTGCGTTTCAACGTTAGTCCTTTA